AAAACACTAACACAAATTATATCCTAGGAGGAATAATGAATAACTTACTAAACGATAAGACGAAGGCAATGATTGCATCATACGGACGATCTGTACTTGGCGCAGTAATTGCACTTTACATGGCTGGCGTAACAGATCCTAAAGATCTTTGGGCTGCATTGGTTGCTGCTTTAGCGCCCGTTGCATTAAGAGCGTTAAATCCAAACGACAAAGCATTTGGCGTACTGCCAGATACTGGTGCTGTTTCAGATGCACTTAGCAAGATTGTACCTGCTAAAAAGTCTCCAGCAAAAAAGAAGGCTGCTAAGAAAAAGTAGTTTGTTTTTGATAAAGGGGGCAAACTTAAACACTTGCCCTCTTTATTTTTTATAATGGGGTAATTATGGACTTTGTATACATATGTAAAGAAGGCATTAACGAAGAGTTAAAGTATTCTATTAGATCTGTCATTGAAAGTTTTCCAGATTCAAACATATGGGTGGTTGGTGGTAAACCTGATTGGTATGTAGGCAATTATATAAATGTAGAGCAAAAAGAATCAAAATATAAAAATGCTGTAGAAAATTTAAAAACAATTTCTACTTCAGATCAAATATCAGAATCATTTGTTTTAATGAATGATGACTTCTATATTATAAAAAAAATAGACAAAATAGAAAACTTTCATGGCGGTTATCTATTAAATAAAATAAACTTATATCAAAAATTAAATGGCAACTCTCAATACACCAGAAAACTTTCAGGAACATATAAAAAACTTAAAGCGTTGGGGTTTGAAAATCCACTAGACTATGAACTTCACGTCCCAATGATTATGGAAAAAGAAAAATTAAAAATAATCCTAGAACTCATTGATCAATTTTTATGGAGATCTATATACGGAAATAAGTTTGAGGTTGGTGGTACAGAGATGCAGGATGTAAAGGTTTATACTTCTGGACCATTAGTTCTTAAGTCTTATAATTTAAACATAGATAGCCACACTTATTTGTCTAGTGCAGACAGTTCCTTTAATAATATATTTAATAAAATTCTTAAAGATAAATTTAATAAAAAGACTAAATTTGAGAGATAAGTTCTAAGTATTTGTCTTTAAGTATTGTTGGTGCAAAGTTGTTAAATCCTAGGTCATAAGCCTGTTGTTTATAATTAGTTTTATCATTGATGGACATATACTTATCAATTGTCTGTGCTAACAAAATATTGTTTGCTTCAAATAAATTTATTCTAACCTTTGTTTTAATCGTTCCTATAGATTCTGAATCAACCAACCAGTCCTGTGGCAAGATCTGATTATTAGGAGAAACGTTTGTCATAAAAACGGGTAAACCAGAAAGCAACGCTTCATTCATTGGCAAACATAACCCTGCATATCGTCTTGGTAATACCATAGCGTCAAAGCCGTTATATAAGTCTTCCCTGTTTTCTGGATTGCCGATTTCAATTTTTAGCCTTGAATCTGTTACGTTAGTTACTATTTCGCTTTGACTTCTAATAACTAATTCATAATCTGCTTTGGAGTGCTTTAACATATTTATTACGGTTTCAGTACCGTTTCTATCTTTGGCTGCTTTCTTTCCAGCAATGTGTAATAGTCTATTGTGTGATTTAGAAATATTATTGTTTTTTGCAGTTACAAACAACTCAGGAGTAGTTGGGGGTGGAAGATGAATTACTTTTGTTCTATCTCCAAACATACTTTGAATTGTTTCAATTTGCCATAAACTGGGAGATAGTAACACAGTTGGTAGTGGTAGTTCTGGGTTTGATAAGTGGCCAAACAATTCATAGTTGTACTGCAAAATAGTTTTTACTCCACGTTTATTTGCAAACCTTATAAAATTTTGATCATAAAATGTTTCACAACTTAATACGACATCTACATCTCCTAAAAACATTTTTATTTGTTGAACAGAGGGAAAACCTTGTGTCTTAATACAACTGTATTGGTCATACCATTCTGGATGTTGTTTATTATTATTAAACGGGGTAGAGTCAATTAAAAGAATCTTATCAGGACTAAGCATATTAACTAACTCTCTAGTCTGATTACCAAGGCCAGTGTTGTCTGATCTTGCTATGATTCCCAATCTCATAAAATATCCTTCTCATTTTTAAACATTTCTGATTCTTTTAATATTTTTTTTGCATCTTCAATGCTTTTGTATGACCAAAACTCATCATCTTGTGTAAATTTTCTAGTGCTTTGTCTTCCATCTAAGTGTAATACTCTACTCATATTTTGTCCGTTGTCTGGATAATAAATAAACATTTTATGGGCTTCCCAATTTCTAATTTTAAAAACATATGGCTCTATGGTGATAGGTTGTTCTCCAGGCAAATACTCGCAATCAACTTGTGCTTTTCCATAAAATTCATCTTCAATATAATTTCTTTCACCAATATTTGGTAAAACAACATCTTTATAGTAACTAGTAAAACTTAAATGTGGATTTTGACTCCATTGAACAGTTTTCATAAAAATATCTTCTTGACCACACATCATATGAATATGCTCTTGTGGCAGTTCTTCTCTTAAATAAAATCTTATTGTATTTGCTTTATTGTATTCAAACATATCTAAACATTTATTCCAGTCAATATTTCTGTCAGTTCTTAAAGGAAGATCTCCTTCAATGTAAAGAATTAATGGTGTTTGAACTAGGTTAATAGTTTTTTTCATCATAGTACTTTGATGACTATGTTCGTCAAAAATTATTGGTAATACATTTTGCCACTCGTGTAAACATTTCCAAAGCACTCTATTTTTATGCTCATCATAATCTTTTTTATATTCTGCTTGTTCTATTCTAATTCCATCTATTTGTAAAATAATTTCACTATCTGGAAAGTGAAATCTAGTATTTTTAATTGTTGTTTCTATTACTTTAATACTAGGATGGCTAGGTATATAAGATGTTGGAATTATAATTGTTACGTCAGATTTTTGCATTTATCTGCCTCATAATCTCAATTGATAAATCTCTTTTATATTTAATCCACCAACAAACAATCTTATGCATTTCAGATTGATAAATATTTAAAAGGTGTGGCAATAAGTCATGAAGATGTTGCCAGTTATCAACACTTCTTATTAAGTTTTGATCTCCAAAAACAAAATTAAAAAAATTTGTATTTTGCATTTTTGAATTTAATTTATCTCCTATAGGCAAGCAAAGCATCTCAATTGCCTCATAAAATCTAAACGAATCTATCACTTCGGCACCACTTGGACAGGGGACAATTTTTGATATGCTCATCTTATCGTAATAGTTTTTTGGTTTTAATCCTTCTGCAAAACCATTAGTTGGATTGTAAAAAGAGTTTGGTATATTAGGCATAATAGTTGCAAGTTCTTGTCTTCTTTGATGAGTTATTTGTCCTGAAAAAAATACATCATACGACTTATCTTGATACTCTGGTAAGTTTTTAGATAAATGCTGTGGAACTCCAAGGGCCAACTTGTTGTATTGTTTATGTTTTTCATGCGGATATTGAATCCAAATTTCAATATTGTCATGCTTTATCTTATCAACTTTAAATGTAGCACTTTCATCTCCAGTAATAAATAAAACTACCCTATTTATTTTACTTAACTCTTCACATATTTGATCTTCATAATCTATATTTTGTGGTCCAGGAATTACAACAAATGCTCTTTCTACATTAGGCAATTTAGTTACTTTAATTTGTTCAATTTTATTTTTAGTAAAAATTTCTTTAATTAAGCCATAGTCCCATTTATCAGCAGCGCAATCTTCTTCTTTAACTGAATATAAATAAGCCTTGACATCACTCATGGTTTAGTTCCATCCTGCATAAACTCAGAAAGATCACATGCAGCACAGGTATTAACTTCTAAATTTCCGCTAACAGACATAGATTTAAAAGAATTTCCACACAAACAAGTAACCACTACTTCAGTAAATTCTAGTTTTTGTTTTTTAGATTCATTTTCAATCCATTGATTATAATAATCATTAGTAAAATACCCTAATTCATTTTTTGGATTATTAAATGGATAAAAAAAAGAATTGTATGGATCTTCGTTTGTTGATGGATATCTTCCCCACTTTTTATTGTAATACTCTTTTGTTATACCCATTGCTGGATCTACTCCACCTAACTTGTGGCTATGTCCCATTATAGTATCCTTGATATCTATTTTGACTTTTTCCCATGTTGTTTTATTTTCTTTTATTTTTTTCCATTCATTATCATAATCTAAAAGAAATGCTCTTTGAATTCGCATACTATAGTCTAAGTCTTCATAACCATATGGCGTAAAGTTTGTATCCCATAGTCCAACCTTATCAATTAAAGTTTTATGAAAAGCAATAAAGTGCCAGCCAAAAACTCCAACAGCCTCAACAATTACATACTTGGTATTTTTTAATATTTCTATAAAGTCTAATCCACCTGGTTTACCAAAACGTACAGCAGCGCTCATAACTATATACCAATCAGCATTTTCTTCATACATTTTTTGTATGCCAAGATTGTGGCTAGCAGCAAAACCTATATTGTTTTCTGTATTATCAATTTCAAAAATGTTTTCAAGTTTACAGGTTTCAATTAAGCCATCTCTAAAAGATTTTATTCTATATGGTAAGCCAACTACATATTTCATTTATTAAATATATCCTGATTTACCCAAGTTTTTGGAGTTAAGTTATTTTGAATTTCAACTGGTAGATTAAAGTTAAATGGTCCAGTTCCTCTTGCCTTAACCCAATCTATCATGTTTGATAAAATTTCTCTTAACTCATAGCGTGTTGAGTAGTCAAGCAATTTCCTTGCTTTATCAGCAGAACAATGTGCCAACCTTACTTCAGAAGGTCTTGCATCTAAATAAATTGGATCTAAATTAAAACCAATAATAGACGCTATCTCTATTGCTAATTCATTAATTGTTATAAAATTATTATCTGGACCAATATTAATTACTTCTCCATTGGCTATATCAGAAAAAATAACTTTGTGAAATGGATCAATTATGTCTCTCATATCAGAGAAACATCTTTTCTGGTTCCCATCTCCATAAATAATTGGCTGTTTACCTTGAAGCATTCTGTTAATCATAATGCCAGCAACGTTTCTAAATGGGTCTGTGTAGTTTTGCCCCTGACCTACAACGTTATGTGGTACAAGAATAACATATTCTATGCCATGAGTTTTTGAAAGATTTTGTAGTGTTAATTCAAAAGAATGCTTTGCAATACCATAAGGATCCTGTGGTTTTGGTATCATATTTTCTGTAAATGGCAAGGTATCTTGTGTTCCATATCTAGCCATACTTGATGTAAATATAAACTTTTTTACACCAGCCTGAATTGCACAACTTAATACATTCATAGAGTTTCCATATGTATTGTCTGTTATAAACTTAGGGGAAAACACAGAAAGACCCTCATGTGCAGTACATGCTGCATGGACTACAACCTCAATATCTTTAAAGTCTTCTTTTGTTAAATCATTGCAATCTTTTTTAATAAAATTAATTTCTGATGGAATGTTATCTATATATCCACCCACTAAACTATCAATACCAGTGATGTTATGGTCAGAAAGACTTTTTGCTAAATTACTACCAAGTAAGCCAGCAACGCCAGTTATCATTATGTTCATTTTATCTCCAACTCATTTAATATGCTTGCCCACCTATAAACATAGGTATGTTCTTTTTTAGTTCGTTCATGAC